TCAGCATCAAAGAAGAAACCACCACCAACTTCAATATGACAATCACCTGTAATCTTTAAGAAATAATCACCATCGACGTTTACAACATGATCACCATCAATTTGCTTACACTGATCGCCATGAGTTTCTTCTGTATAGTTACCAGCATATGATGTATGGTCAGCAACTAAAGAACCAGTATCACCTTTACCACTGTTTGCTGCTTTTACAGAAGCATCTACTTGCTTTTCAATTTCTTCTGAATCTAAATCAGGATTTTGTTTTCTAATTTCCTTACGAGCATTGAACTTAGCATACTCGTTCTGATTTATCTTTACGGATGTTGATGTTGTTCCACTTGCTTTTTTATTTACACTTGCCTGACGACCAGGTGTTCCAACAAACATTTCATAAGAACCATCCAAGAAAGTTTTAGCAGCAGTTAAATATGGATCTGCTTCATTAAAAATATTATCAAATAAACCACCAGATCCTGCATCACCACCACAGGTGCCTCTACTACCTCCTCTAATCGCATTAATTTCCGCAAGTTCTTCAGGAGTACAATGGGTAACACCAAATAAGGGATACCAACCTACAGTATCTTTACCACCATCGGGTTTACGGTCACAATTACTACCAGCAAATTTAATGAAGAGTTGAATTAATCCAGTAATACTGGTGATACCTTTTTTAAGAAGATCGGTTCCCGCTTCAAAAATTTCACTACCTGCTTTCCATGCCTCAATAATTTCTTTTGCTTTACCAATACCATCTACAATTGATGATACAGTATCAACAACACCCATCACCTGATCAAGAAGTCTTTGAACTTGGCAGATAACACCATCGATTGCTGCCTGAACACCTTGCATAACCATGGTTGCTTTATCAATCAACCCATCAAGGAAGTTTTCAAGAATTCCAACAACACTTCCTACAGGATCTGAGATAAAACTAAGTAATCTACTATCAATATTACAAAGAGAGGCAAGAATTGTTTTGACTGCTGCTTGAATTGCAGTAAAAACAACAAATGGCACACCAGTTGCACCACCAAGAATGTTAATTAACTCTAGTTGTTCTGCAAGGTTAGCAAGTGCCTGACGCATTGCAGCAACTACCTGAGCAAATACACTACTCAAGAAGTTCTGAAGTTTTACAGTAAGTTCTTTTGCAGTGACTAACTTACCAGTAACAACTTCTAAAAACTCACCATCTTCAGCACGAATCAAAGAACCAGCATGGTCTGCAAGATCTTCTACAAGATACGATAACTTATACTCTAAAGTTTTCCAAGGACCACCAACACCATTAGCAGCAGGATTAGGTTGAATTGAATTTCTTGGTTTGATTGGATTACCAGCACTACCATTCATTACAGTTCCCTGATTATTAGGAGAACCTACACCAGAAATAGCAGCACTCTGATTCTCACCCTTTTGGTTAGGAAGATCTACAGTGTTAGCAATATTTGCCCTACGATATCCATCTTCTTTTGTACTTGCCATACTTGAGTTAGGATTGCCAGGTGTCATTGTAGTCATATTAGGACCAACACCAGGTTCCATGTTCTCACCTGTAAAGGCAAATACTTTCTTCTCCTGTGACTCTGCAGATTTTTTAACTCTCATAACACCAATAACTATTGGCATTTGAGCAGACTCCCCATCCATGAAGAATCCCATAACAATAGCACCAGGTTGCAGTTGACCAGAACTTTCACCCTGACCATCATTTCCTGATTGACATGTATGTTGTAGCACTGTTGCCCATGGAAGATTTTCAGTAGGCAAATCTGCTGTAGTACCACCTCTTACATTAGTGTAATATCCGAGCACACGAACTTTGACCCTACCCAACTCCATAGGGTCTTCATTATCTTCAACCTCACCAACCCACCAGAAAAATCCGTCTTTACCAACAAAATTGGTACTAGGTTCGTTGATAATTCCTTCAATTGACGGCATTGTATACTTATATCCTTACGATTTATTTATTACGTTTGTGTCAAAGAGGATTTCATTTATGTAATCCTTTGCCCACTGGGGATCAAACCATTGACTCAGAACTGCTTCGGTCTTTTTATTTTTTCTCTGTTGTTTACAATAATAAATTTGATCATCAATCCTTTTCATGGTGTGAATCCATTGTTCATCAAACTTAGAATTTTCTACTATACCTTTATAAAGTTGAATGGATTCTTTAATCAGATTCATATACATATCTCTTTCTTCTTCAGTTCTGATACGCATGAACTTACATCCTTGTGAGAAAACATCATCAGTCCACAAGGGTAGCACTCTATTTTCTTTAAACTTATATTTGTATGATATATCTCTGTATACATCAACATATCTTTGAGTTCCAAACACAGGTGACATATCAACTATTGCTGCGGTAACTGAATTAGGAGTTTCTACAATATCAGCACCAAATATGGGAATAGGATAATTAGGATCAGGATACAACACACAGTGCATTATAGAAATATTTTCTGTATATCCAGTTTCTAAATGCATCTTTCTAAGTTTATCACTCTGATGCATCTCATTTATAATGAATACGTTCTCATTTTCCACAATAGGATATTTGTTTTCCATATGGGTAACATCAGGAAAACTTTTTAGTTCCTCTCTCAAGTAGTTGGCAACTTCAATTGAAAGTCGAACCCATGATTTTAAATACTTTCCAGAATCCATTTACTTCATCTCAAAGATACCAATTTCATTTATACTCATCATGTTAAATGAGAGTATAACTCTTTCTTTATCACTAGTGTTTGGATTTGCATAATGTAAAAGTTGAGAAGGGAAGAACACAATATCTCCTTCCTTTACATCAGGAGTAAAATCCATGTGATCCCCTGAAGAAAACTCTGTGAAGGGACTTATAAAAGTTGTAGCAGCATGTATGTTAGGATCGTAGTCAACATATAAAACTGCTGCCCAACCATTTGATCCATGATTGTGAGGGCAATGATGATCTCCTTTTCTTGCTCTCTGTGTCCATACATTTCTAATGTATGCGGCATGCCCAACGTCTTTTTTGAATTGTTCTAGAACTGGTTCTATGAACGCATCAAAGATATCAAAATACTTTGATTTAGATTTATCAACATAATCTGTTGATACTGTATCACCATCCAATTCATATGGTGGCAGATTTGCCATCAAAATTGGTTTATAGTGAGACCAGTTAGGTACACTATAGTGTAATAATGAAACTTTAAATGGATGGTGTATTTTCATAGTCTATTCAACTCTTAAGTACTTATAAATTTCATCTGCACCCCAAACCATCCTACCTTTGGAGTCTAAGAATCTGTCTCTCATCAAGAGTTTATTTTTATATACACCAAGTTCAGCATGGATGGTATCAGTATCAAACTTACCCATCCATGCTGTACCATCAAATTTTAATACCATATCACATTCTTCATTACGGTTTAACCCACTGTAGGTTCCACCCCAATGTTCTAAAATAACTTCTTTATCCGATACTTCAACTAATTTCTTGTAAGTTTTTAAATATGGGTCATCAGGTGTCTTTCTGTCCCAATGAATAGAATTTATAAACTCACCACTTTTCTCCCATCTAACAAATCCAGATTTGTACAAAGTAGGAGATGATTGTGCTTGACGACTATTAGACCAAGTTCCAAGTAACCATGATGAAAAATTTGACATCAATCGTCATACACTAAACATTCTGGTTCGTCTGGATGCTGATCACAAAATAGTTCAATGCAAGTAGGATCGTGATGATCACCTGCTTCAATCTCTTCTTTATGATGCTCTACATACTCTTCAAGGTCATGTAGTTCGCCTTCAATGTGACGACGCATCTGTGGATTTGTTTCTGGATTATCCAGAATCTGTTGATCCTTTTTGATGTGTGCTTCGATACTTTGCATTTAGTACCTCCTTATACAATAGTATTTATGAGCATTATGAAGATCTTCTTGGTATAGAGTCTTTCATTAATAACGCTTCGGTATGCATTGTACTGCCAACAATCTTGTGTGTCAACCCACCAATAACATATCTTCCACTATATTTTCTATCTGTATCTGTGGAATCATTCCTCTTATATGTCGCAGGTACAATCACATTTATTCCAGATCCCGCATACAAATCAAGATTACCAGGAAATACAATCATCAACTTAATATTTTTTAGAGATTCAATCCTCATCCATTGGTATGCCTGAAGTTCTACCAATTCCTCGTAATTTTTTTGAGGGTTGTCTATAAATTTTGGATCAAAGATTTGATTTGATAATGCAGTATATCTTGTTCGTCTTGGATAGTCAATAATATTCTTAATGGTATCATCTAACTCTGATAATGGATTGACTGACCGATTTTCATTTAGATGTGACATTTTTGGCCACAACGCAGATATACCATAACGGTAAGCATCTACTGACATATCTGTACTTAATCCCATTTTGGATTGTGTGACTGTTACAGGATCAAACCCCATGCTAAACCCTGCCCAAGCACCATGACGTAATCCAGTTAAGAAGTCTCTTTCTTCTGGAAATACTATGGATTCAATTTTAAATTGATCACTTCCATCTGAACCAGTTCTTTTTGTTGAATACACATATGTGTACAACTTAGTTTTACCAGTTTGAAAATTAGTTTTTGTCTCGTCTTGTTCATTTACATTATCAATGATTTTATCAATAGATTTAAAATTAAAACCTAAACCATTTTCATAAAAAATAAATCCATTTTGAAGTGTACCACCCTTTCTTGCTTTTCGTGTTGACCTTTGTGCAAGCCAATAGATACAGTCAAATGGTCTCCAATTTGTTGCTATAAACTGTTGTTTGTTTGTAGATTCTTCAATATAAATTTTCTTTTGAGTTTTAATATATCTGTTATCTGTCTTCAGAATTTTTTCTACAATTTCAGACGATGAAGTAGAATTAAATACAACTTGACTATTTCCAAATACATTAGTAATTTCATTTTGGAAAAATTCATCACTAGCACAATTCACAATAAATGAATCTGCCATGTTCAATCTTGTTCTTGCTTCAATATCATATGCTCTCATATAATAAACTCTATCAAGAATTGTTCCTCTGATTGTAATTTTGAACAATTCAGATCCAGTCATGGCACCTATAAATCCAGAACCATCATTGAAAAGAAGTTTTGCTTCTAAAGTCGATGAAGTAACACTTTCAAAAATCTCAATACCTGTAATGAAATCGTAGATATCATCATTACCATCAGAGTTTTGAAGTTTTTGACCATTCCTGAAGACATTAACTTTTACACTAACATCACCTGTTTCACTTCTTCTAATAGTCATCTAATAATACCTCTCAAAGGGTTAAGAACAGATTGTAAACTAGATGCAATAGTAGTGCTACTAGTACCACCACTACCAGTATTAAGGAACTGAGATCCACCACTATTTGCTTGTCCTGCAACAACTGCTAATGCCTGTTGTGCTGATTGAATTGCTTGAGTATTTACCCCATTCTGTTGAGCAACTGCTGCCATGACTTCTCTAATCATTTCTTGACTTCTTTCAATTAATTGCTTACGAGCATTATCTCTTGTTTTTGTTTGTTCTTGCAGTTGTCTCTGTTGCCTTGCTTGTTGGAACTGACTTGCAGGAGCAGTGCCAGCGGGACCCCTTCCACTACCAATTCTCATACCTTCAGCACTTGATGGAGTTTTAAATAATTCATCAAATAAGGTCTTTGCTTCAGGAGACATTACTTTACTTCTTCCTGTATCACGACTACCCTCACGAGAACCTTCACCTACATGTCCATGGAGACTATTACCACCAGCAGCATTATCACCAGGTGCTGCTAAGATTGGTGTACTACCCGCTTTAGGTCCAACATATTTAAAATGGGCACTTCCAGCATTATGATTGTAAACATATTCCCAACCAAAACGTCTGCCATTTGCTTTCAACCATTGATATCCTTCACCATTAATATCAAGTGCCTCTCCAAATAAGTGATGTGATTCTGGATGCCCACCAATAGATGAATTTTTTGCTCTACTTCTACCAGAACTTGCAACATATGATGCTAAATCCATACCAGAAGCTTTTATTGCAGCAGCGAATTGTTCTGCTGCTGGTTCTGACAACACAATAGGTCTATTACTTTGATCTCTTGTACCCTCAATAGTAAATCCAGAACCTGTTTCGGGATGTGATGCGGGTTTAATAGTTCCCGATGCATTTCTACTTGATGATGTAGTTGGTTTTTCCTGAGAGTCATCACCAAATCCAAGAAAATTCTTTAACCTCCTAAAGTTATTTGTGAAGAAATTACCACCACCTTGAGGTCTACTTCCACCACTATTTTGACTAGATGATAGAGGACTAGATGCCATCCTCTTGACATCAAATCCACCAACCTTCAATGCTTTGACTATTCCCTTACTATATCCATCAGTGGTATATCCTAATCTAATGTTAGCAGGATCTGCATTTGGAGAATATGCCTTTGCTACTGCAGCAATACCATCCAAAGGATTGCCAAAAGCGTTATAGTTTTCGGGATGATTTGCTACATCATGCCATAATTTAATATTATCTTTTACTGCACTGAATAAGTTATTATATTTTGCCCAACCGTTAACAGATCCTTCTCTAGGAATAGTGCCAAATCCTCTGTCACCAGTTTGACCGAAAGCATTAGTTCTGGCAGTAGCATTATAAACACTGTTCAAGTGTGGATTTAAATATCCTGTTTCATGCATTGCCTGAGCAGCAACAATTTGAGGATACTTTGCTCCACCTGCTCTCTTTGCTAATTCGAATACATGATCAAAGGCACCTTTTTGAGAAAGTCTCTTACCTCTAGGTAAAGTTCCTCCATCAGAAAAACCTTTCAGGAATCCTTGACTCTTAGCTTCACCTAACCTCTTATTTGTTAGGTTTGGTTGTGTTTTTGTTGCAGGAGTATTATATGGTACAACAAATGCACCACCATCTGCCTTTCTAGCAACATACTCAGTTCCATGTCCGATAAACGAAGTTGACATCCCACCGTCTAGTGATACAGGGTATCCAGACATAGGACCACTTATCCATCCACCTTGTGCAAATGATCCTAAAACCTTTCCTCCTTGAGATTTACCTTTATCATTTGGATCTGGTTGTCCACCAGACCCATCTTCATTCAGGAATTGGTAAAGTTTAAATCCTCCATAAGCAGCACCTGCTACCAATCCAAGTGCTCCAGCTCTACCAAGTAATCCTCTTCTACCTCTAATTAAATTATTATGGAGAAAGATTAGTACATTACCAAAATCTGTAATAATTCTAGTTGGATTACTCAACCAACGTAGACCTAGCAATAAAGTTCCAAGTCCAGTTAGTCCTCTTACAAGTCCTCCTATTTTTTCCCACGGACTAGATTCATCTGATAGTAAAGTATACAGTCCTTCAATGGTATTGACAACACCAAACTGTGCAACTTTAAAGATGAATGTTGCTAACTTTGAAAGTACTTCTATAAACCTTGATACTTTCTCTCTGTTTTCAGGATCACTTAACCACTCTAAAGCAGGTATAATAATTGCTGCTTTGATTAGTCCACTCAACATATTGAATAGACCTTCTAACCAACTAGGTTTTTTAACTAAAGCAGCAGGACTAAATCCAGCAAATTTCTTTTTCTTTTTTGTTTCAGTAAATTCTGCATCAAAAGTCTTTTGACTTTTAACCGCAAGTTCTAACCTTCTAAGTTGAATCTTCTTAAAATCTTGTGCAATTGCTCCGATAGAGTTTACGGTTGCACCCAAATTATTGATGGCAACAGTGTTGTTGTTTATTGTCTTTACAACTTCCATCTGACCACTCGGTGCCCTACCACGTGCATTTGTAGAGGGTTCCTTTACCTGTACGAATTTGTAAAAATTAATTTTTGAATTTTTCCGTATAGTTGCCATTATTTCATTCGTTCAAGTATGGAACTAGGAGATGCTGTAATTACCACGCCGCCACTATTTATTGATATCGCCTCAGGTATTGGAACGATTTTCTCAATAATAACGGGAATAGGAATAAACTCCATAGCTTGATCCATAGCAAATTGAGCAGATATTCCTCCTTCACTTAGTGCTTGTTGATGTGCTTTCTTTACTACACCCAGAACTCTAGGATCGATACCCATTTCTGACGCTATTTGTGTTATAGCAGTCATCTTATCAGCACCACTCATAAGACCAGTAACTGCCTTAAGAAGTCCACCCATACCATTTTGTTCTGCAATACCTGCAATCAAACCCATAGGATCTTGCCTAAATGAGTCTACTAATGCCATTCCCCTAGTAACTGCTGCACCAATTTCAGGATTAAAAGCACTTAAAGCACTTCCATAGTCACCATTCAGAATATTAGTAGCAATATTACCAATCTTAGGGTTGATAGTACTTAACGCACCCAAATAATTACCACCAAGAATGTCTTGAGCAATACTACCCACTTTAGAATTCATAATATTGTTAAATCCAGCACTCAAATTGTTAAATGCGTTAAGACCACTGTGGTACATATTTGCAACACCCTGACCAAAACCACTAAATCGTAAATTTTGCAACCATTGAGGTTGACTAATAGCATTAACAGTGTTGATATTAGCAAAAGCACCCAGTCCACCTATTCCAGCAGAAAGAGCACCCATGATATTACCCTGAGATAGAGCACTGGTGGCATTAATCACTGCCATTGGTATTTGCATACCAGGAATAAATGATAATGCAGTTCCTATTATAGGATTCTGTGCAAGACTACCAACAGTATTAACAACACCACTAACAGCACTACCAATACCTTTAGCAACTCCACCTATTGCTTTACCAATACCTTTGACTAGACCTCCAATAAACATCTCTTGAGGTTTTTCTTTTCTGTTTGGAAATAAGTCAAGAAAGTCCCACCATTGATTTTTCTTAATTTCCTCTGTTTGTTTCTCTTCTGGTAAAGCTTTTATTTTTTCCTTTTCCTTCTTTTTACCAGTAAATAATCCTGCAAAATCCCACCATGCCCTTTTACTTTGTTTCTTCTTATCGTCTTGATCTTCCTTTCCATAATTATCTAAACTACCACCTGTAAGTGTATTAACAATTTCACCAATACCAGGTAACTTAGATAGTATTCTATCAATACCATCTTTTAATCCTCTTGCACCTACAGCATCGATTACTCTTTCCTCATTTTGTTGTAACTGAGGAACAAAATCACGAACGAACATATATCCGTCCATAAGCATAGACAAAACACTAGTACCACCACCAGTAAAAAGACCAAGTATATCTAAAATACCAGAAGTACCTTCAATCAATCCACCAATAGAATCACCAGATGAAAAACGTTGGTAAGCAAAGGCAAGGTTTACAAGACCACCAACAACAGGAAGAATTGCTGCTGCTCTTTTTCCTAGTTTACTACCTGCTTGAGCAATAGCGTCAAAACCAGCAATCCCTTTTTTTCTAAGAACCTCTGCTGCCTTATCCATACCAGGAATTTTCATCAGCATGTCAATCATTCCTTGACCAATTGATCTAGCTTTCCTACCTATAGGGTCAATAATTGGTTTGAGGGGATTTAATACTTTTTCAGTAAAAAACCTTTTAGTTCCAGCACTAAGACTGTCAAATCCTTTTCTAAATTTATCTCCTGCAGCATTTGCCCATTTTTTACCAGTATTTCCAATTGACTCACCTGCTGCAACAACTCTTTCCCATCCTCTCTGAGCACTTTTTGACAAATTATTATATTGTTCTCCCGCCCAAGAAGGTAAGTTTTTTAGACTTTTACTAACAGATTTAACAACATCCTTTCCTTTTTGAACACCTGTATCAAAGAGACCTCCAAAGAAATCACCGATTCGCCCAAATCTCGTTGGTTTATATACTATCTTCTTTAATTTAAGTCTTTTCCACTTTTGAAGTGCTCTTGTGGGGTTTCCACCAGATTCCTGCAATGCATTCAAGTATGCTCTAGCAGCATCATCACCATATTCTGCAAGAATCTTCTTATATTGTTTTCCTGCTGCTTTACCAAACTGATCAGTAACAGTTTTTACTCTAGGTCTACCCCTAGGTCCGTCTATATCTGGATTGGCACCAGATGGGTTCTTTTTAGTTGGTCTATTCGGAGTTTTCTTAGGTTTCTTTGGTTTCTTTGGATCATAACCAGTAAGTAGATCAATTAATCCTAAAATATCTGTTATGAGACTAAAAGGATTCATCAGGTATTTTAACCCGATCAAACCCTTCATTATAGTTCCGACACCACCTAATCTTTCTATAAATGTTCCATTAGGATCTGTTAAAGCAGCAAATCCATCTAAAACATTTTGAGTAAAACCTTTTGCCCAACCAAATATTTTATCAAATACAAAATGCGTTTTCTCTAAAAAATCTGCTAATTTTTTCTGATTATTTTCATCACTAACCCAGTCAAGTACTTCTTTAGTAATGGCAAGTTGACCCAGATATAAAAGAAATTGTCCAATTGGTGCTAAAAATTTCTCTATCCAACCAAGACTACCTGTAGCAATCTTTAGTGCTGCTTTGGTTAACTTAGGTTTTTTCTTCTTTGCCTGTTTCTTATTCTCTATTAACTCTTCTTGAGCGAGGTCTGCCTCTCTTCTTCGTCTACGTCGTTCTGTTCGCTCTCGTAACTTATCATTTTTTATTTGAGCGATTGAAATATCTTCTATATCTTTAACAACACTTCCTATTCCAGAAATCGTGCTACCTAATCTATTCAATGCGAAGGTTTGTTTTCTTGCAGCAGCAACTGATGGAGATACTACCTTTGAAACTCCAGGATTTACAAATTTGTATGCTTTTAATTTAGCCACCAGATGCTTGTTGCTCCTTCATTCTACGTTCCTCTTCTTTAAGGAATGATACTAACATATTCACATATATTTCTTTCTCCCAAGGCATTAGATTATCGATGTGCTCAATATTCCATTTATGATGATGCATTAAGGAGAAGTTACCTTCATAATAAGAACGGAGATCGGTGTGAAGGAGTGCTAGGCGAAAAAACTCGCTAATCCCTCCAGTACAACCTCACTCTCAACACCAGTATTAGGGTTAGTTACCTTTACTGTATGAGTTAATTTGGGCATAGTTTCAAAAAACTCTTGAATCATCATAAATTGCTTACTATTCAGTTGATCAAAAAATTCTACAAGTTCCTTCTGGGGAATATTAGAACAATCATAGACTTGATTAGCATCAGAAATTGTTTTTACACAACTTGCTGACATATTAAAGACCTGATCAACCTGACCACCTTCATCAGTGAAGTTCATAGAAACAAATGTTTCTAAACTTGGGTATCCCATTGTGATAGCAACTTCATCAGAAATCTTAAGGTCTTTTTTATGACCTCTAGTTTTCTTGACTTTAATTTCCTCTAGGGGAATTGAAACTTTCACTTCAGTTTCATTGTCATCAGGACAAGTCAAAGAAACATCAACACTCTCACCAACAGATTTTGTACGAATCTGCAAGAAAACATACTCAATATCAAATGTAGCAAGAGATTCTACATCTGTAACGTCTGTACATTCCTTGATAATATTTTTGATTGCATCAACAATTTGGTCTTGTTCACCGCTTTCAGTTGCTAAGAGAAGGATTTTCTCCTCTTTTACAAGAAATGGTCTAAAATTCACAGTTCTACCGTCTGACGGCAGTTTCAGTTTGTACTTAGGTACATTGATCTTAGGTAATGCCATAGATATTCACATCAGTACATTTATTTAGGCGATACCAGTAACGTTCAATAATGAGGCAAGTACTGAAGAAAGAATTGTTGTGTTGTTAGAAGTTCCTGTAGTCGTAACGTCGTCTATATTTGAACCAACAGTCAAACTCCTAATTGAATTTTGATCAAATTGATCAGCAGTGTAGAAACGATACCTTTCATAATAAAAACCAATATTTAAAGTCATTGTTTGGGCAGCGGAGTTATTTAACTGAACTGAACCAATATTATATGGATATAAATTTCTCAACTCCCAACAGGCAGTTAGTTGATATTTTCTTGCTAGTAGAGTATTAGCATCTCCATTCTCTCTGATAGCACGAAGTAAATCTGGATCATTAACTCCAATACCTCCACCACCTCTCTCCCATTTATAGATGTACATAAGTGGGCAAACATAATCACTGTAGTATCTCGTATATTGTTCGCTATCACTTGCCATCAATGTTGTCCATCTCTCAAAGAAGTTTCTTGAATATTGAGAGCGTGGCATCCTAAAGTTTATTGAAATCTGACTGTACGCTGTATTAGTTGCATACTTAAATGGTGATCCAACATAAGGAGTTTGTGACGTAGTAATCTGTTTACTAGGAAGATTTACCGTATCAGCATAATAATCAAGTAACCATGCCAAATCATTAGAATCCGTAGTAACATCGAATTTTGAATCTTGAATTGGTCCTACAAAACCTGCTGGCACTGCTGCGTTACTAAGCATCATCGGTGGTGATATGAATCTTACCGAAAATAAATTTGTAAAACTAGGATGGTTGTCTTTGCCTTTGGTCTTAGACAAAAACTCTTGAAATGAATTATATCTCGCGAATCCTGGATTTTTAATCGCCATTAGATTTTAAGTTCTTTTTCTGTGATTAACTGAAATTCCCAACCATAATCTTTACAAAATTCAGTTGCTGCTTTCCACTTCGCTTTATTTACAGCGTAAGTCACAACTTCATTAATGTATTTTTTAGTATGTCGTTTTTGGGTTTTAGGTTCCTTAGTTTGCCTAAATGGTTTGACTTCAGCAATGAATTTCTTATTTCCCACTTTAACGTAGAAATCAGGAAAATATCTATGCCGTCTACCATCAACAGGTGAAATATAAGGAATTATAATTTCCTCACTACCCCATTCTTGCACAGAAGGAGTAACATCACACCATTTCATAAATTTATACTCCCATGAGGAGCGATATATCACGTTTTTAGGATCACCTTTATATTTCCTTGGATTGGAAACTTGGTACTTACCTTGATATCTCATAAATACATAGAGGTCACGTAGTATTTAGGTAGAAAGTTGACAATTTATCGTTACCCATTACAAGCACCAGCAGTAGGAAGCACTTCCGTGGACAATCCTACGCAATCGATTGACTATGTAATGTTCCAAAGAACAAGAATACAGTATGACGATCAAAACGGTACTAGGTACTATGGTTTAAACATCCCTAATAATGGAGTTCAGTTGAAAAAGAATCCTGAAAAGGTATATATTGCAATGCCTCAGAATCTTTCAACTCAATATGCCCCAACATATCGTCAAATTGATACTGGTATCGTAGGTCAGGCAATTGTTAGAGGGTTGTCAGGTGCTGGCGATTTTGACAAGATGGCAGAGGATTTTCAGGACGCAGCAAAGAAAGCATTACCAGAATTTACACAGAGTGCATTGTCTCAAGTTGCTACTGGTGCTGCACAGTTCTTAGGACTAGCGGGTCAAATTGACAAAAACGCTTTGATGGCATTGTCTCAAGGAAAGGTGTTTAACCCTTACAGTGAGCAATTATTCAGCAACATGCAGTTTAGAACTCACAATTTCTCATTTAAGTTTTTTGCTCGTAGTGAGCAAGAATCTAGGGAAATCAACAATATTATCAAATACATAAAACAAGGTGCTTTACCCATATACGGTACGGTAGAAGCTGGTCAAGAAAATTTTGGTGCTAGGTTCTTTGAAATTCCAGATAAATTTCAAATTAAATTTATCCGTATAAATGCTGATGGTTCAACAAGTGACAGTGAAGACCTCCATCATAAGATTCATACATCTGTATGTACTGGAATTGATGTGAATTACACTCCAGATGGTCAATATAATGCTGTTAAAAATGCTACTATAGGTGTAGGAGAAAATGCACCACTACAAGTTCCTGCAGTCGTAGTGAATTGTAGATTTACAGAAACTCAACTTGTAACTCAATCACAAATTCAAGAGGGATTTTAAAATGGCGGGTTATTTTTCTTATTTTCCTAATGTATTCGTTGGAGAGGGTGTCAGAGATGATGAGGCATTCAAATATAGGTTAGTTAAAAATATTTTCAGAAAAGTTAGGGCAAGACCTGATCTAAATCAATATACAACTCTTTTTGAATCGTATTCAATTAAAAGTGGTGAAACTCCTCCTAACCTAGCATCAAAATTGTTTGACGATCCTAAGTTAGATTGGGCACTCTTACTAATTAATGACATTGTTGATGTATATGAAGAATGGCCAAAGAGTCAACAGCAGTTAGAAGATTATGTAGATGAGAAATATACTGCAGACAAAAGAGATCACGTTCACCATTGGGAAACTAATGAGATTTTACTTGATGATGGTACACCAGTTATCAAAGAAGGTATTGAGGTAACAGAGGATTGGAGAACTATAATGCCAAATGGTGATGTAAAAAGTGCCGAAGATTCAATATATCAAGTAACAAATTATGAGCACGAATATTTCCAAAATGAGGTCAAAAGACAAATTTTAATTCCTGTTAGCAACATGTTAGAAATCATGGTTGAGGAATTCGAAGAATTAGTTGCATATGAACCTCATGCCGAACTTGACAGTTCTAACAATAAGAAGACAGTATTGAACATTAGTTCTAGATTCTTGAATAATACAGGATCTGTTAGTTTTGCTAGTGCGGTTCGTTCTCAGTTGACCAATGGAACTAGCAGTACAGTTACATTTGATGATGGACCAACAATTGCAGGAAGCGTTGGTGTTGCAACTAGTTCAAGCACAGCAGCATCAACTACGCAAACTACACAAACAGGTACTCAAGCATCGGAACAAAATACGACTAGTTCAAGTGGATACTCAGGTGGTAGTTCCTCTTCAAGTTCTAGTAGCAGCAGTTCCTCTAGTTCCTCTAGTTCCTCTGGAAGTAGCAGCAGTTCTGGATCTTCTGGATCCTCTGGTTCTTCTGGATCTTCATCAAGTGGATCCTCTGGTGGAGGATACTACGGTGGAGGATATTAATCCTAATCAAGAGTACATAAATTTAGACATAACAAAAGACGGACTTGAATTAATTTACAAGTCCGTCTGCGTTCATTTGGATAAATGGTCAGGTGGTGATGCTAATGAACAAGTTGCCTTAGGTCATTTAAAAAACAATTTATTTCGCATTTTGCTAGAACGTCAATTTCCTCCAAAAAACCCTATGGACTGATTTTTTGGCGGAGTTTTTTTTACGCCTTTTTTGAAAACAAAAGTCGAATAATATATCACCCTCCATCAATATCACATCCAATTACTGCACCCGAAGCAATTCCCAATGGGATTGCCCACCAACGACCATCACCTTGTGACAGTGCTGCTCCAGCACCACCACCTAAAATACCGCCAAGGATTGCACCTTCACTACACTCATTACCGTCAGGTGATGGTTCTCTTTGCCAAACTGGTGGTGATTTTGGTCTTACAGCACATGGTACTTCAACAGTGTCATACCATGAGTTGATGTAACCTGGATTCCTTGCTGTACCAGGAATATACTCCTCTCTATACTCTTGCTTTGTGCATACACTGGATGAAGAGTATCCATATTGATAACTATTTCTTGCAACACGAGGATATCTTACTGGAGTGGTAGACTTTGAAATTGTCAATCCTGTAGCACTTGATGGTCTTCCAACTAAACGTTCATACCAGTTTCTAGGTGGAGCATCTCTGTATGCCTCACGATTACTACGATCACCAATACTTTCTGCACCAACAGGGGCAGTCAAGAATGGCAGTAACAAAAGAGGGAGTGCTTTCATTTTTTTCCTTTTTAATATGTATATTATAGCATAAAAAAAGGGGGTGTGAACCCCCTTTGTGACAGTTTTTTATTTGGTCTCTAGAATTGCTTCTTTGATCACCGTCTTCAACTGTCTTAGTTTTTTCTTACCAAGACCTGCTCTAGAATCAATCTTAACTTTGACCCAGTACAGACCAATAAGAACTAATGTAAATGGAACTGCATCTGCCCATGAGATTTCATTCCATGCTTCCACGACATTTAATACTGCCATGTACTCACCTGGTCCTACCATTAGTCCTCACCTGCTAGTTTAGCAAAGTATGAAAGAGTATCCTCTTCATCTTCAACAGGAGACGAAGCGACTGCATTCTTCAAACCATTGATATCAGTATCATTGAAAGGTTTTGGTTCATACTCCTCAGTGTCAACACCAAGGTTAGGACGTGTAGGAGCAGTAGTTTTACCAAGCACCAAATTCAATCTTGCTGAGAGTTGCTCATAAGTTTTGAAGTTTTTGGTGTCCTCAAACTCTGCAAGAGAGTAACCCTCTTTCCAGATAGACTCTAGTTTGTCATCATCAAAATTACCTAGCACTTTAGGTGCAGCAAATTCAGACTTGTCATAGTTCCAGTACCCATCAACCTTGCGGATCTTCAACTTGAAGTCAGCACCTTTCCAGAAGTTGAAAGGATCAACAGGAGACTCGTCTGCAAATGCAGGTTGCATTGCTTCAACAAGTTTATCAAAAATCTTCTTACCAAATTTGTATAGGAAGA